AGTATTTCTGGTAATAAGTTCTATGGGAACAAATCTGAGTTCTCTAAGATCTTCACTTACAAAACGGAATGAGGAGTATTTTTGAATGGCGCAAAATGCTGTCAAACCTAACAAGACAGTGGCCAGCCCAATTGCCACGTATGAAACTATGGCGCCCACCTGGACTCGTAATCGTGCGATTATGGCTGGCGAGCGCTATATCAAAGATCATGATAGTGTTCCAGATATTGGACATAATTTACTGATTCCTTTTAGTCCTTCAATGACTCCGGAGCAGTATGCTTTCTTTAAAGCCGAAGCAGAAACTCCGGGCATTGTTAGTACTTATGTAAAGATGATGATCGGCGGGCTTCTCCGTAAGCCTCCTCAGCTGACATTGCCCGAGGGTATTCCAGAAGAAGCTAAGAACTGGTTACTTAACGAATTTGGTGAAGATGGTTGCACTCTCAGTGCATTCTTAGACGAATGTCTTGCTGAGGAGCTTACCACTTCTAGGGCATGGATTCACGTAGATTATCCAAGCATTAATGCTGATGCTCTTACTGTTGAGCAACTCAAAGCTGCCAAACCATTTCCTGTAGTAATCTCTGCAGAAAGTGTAATAAATTGGCGCCTTGAAAAAGACCCAATCAGTGGTGAAAGAAAGCTCACTCAAGTTATTGTTCGTGTATACGAAGAGCGCTTTAATGAGGCTCATGAATTTCATACTGATATTGTGTCTATTTGTTATGTGCATGAGTTGGTAGATGGTTACTATCGTATTCGCAAATTCGAAAAAACCTCTCCAGAGACTAATGTACCGGTAGTGTCTGGCACAGTTCATCAAGATTACGCTAATAAAGCTGAGCCTCAATATGTGGAAGTTGAGGTAATCGAGAATATCTTGATGAACAATGAACGACTCAGGTTTATTCCGTTATGGCCCCTTAATGGCAGTTACGACATTATTGAGCCTGTAATGAACCCTCTTATTGAGAAAGAAGTTCACCTGTACAATAAGATGTCTAGGCGTAATCATCTGCTCTATAATACAGCTACTTATACTCCTGTAATTTCTACCGATATGGTAGATGAGGAATTTGATAAGATGGTCAGTCAAGGTCTAGGTACTTGGATCAAGCTGCGACAAGGTGATACAGCTTCAGTACTTGAAGTTCCCTCAGATTCTCTTGAATGGTACAATCTGTCTATTTCTGCGGCTATCGAAGAAATGGCTAAGCTTGGTATTAGAATGCTTACTCCTGAGACTACTCAGTCTGGTGTGGCTCTAGATATTCGTAATGCAGCTCAGAATGCACAGATTGGTACTCTCAGTATGAAAGTATGTGCTACATTAAGAGCTATCTTTACCTTCATGCTTAACTGGCGTTATGGTTATGATCTGAAGGTTGCAGATGTAAATGTAAGTCTTAGCACCGACTTCAACACCACTACTGGTAGTGTTGAATGGCTTAAACTCGCCACTCAATGGTACGAATCTGGACTTATTCCGCGTAGTGCTTGGCTGTTACTGCTTAAGCGCAATGATATGCTTGAACCTGATTATGATGATGGAGCTGGTTCTGTAGAAATTACTAATGATGAACTTGTTATTACTAAGCGTGAACAGCAAGGTATTGATGAGTCTTTTAAGAATAACGGAGCTTAAAGCTCTTAACTCTAAACTACATGTGGAGTTTTAATGTCAGTAAATAGTGAAATGCATGACAAGCTGGTCAATAGGTCAGCTATGTCTAGGTTGTTTGAAAACAGTTTAAATAAAAAGATCAATGCTCACATTAATGAACATATTGACGTAATTGACCTTATTATTAAGAAATCATCTACTCGAGATGATAAGGCTGTAAAGAGTCTTCAGCTTATAATTGATAAAGAAGTGGAAAAGCATTATGCTAACTTACATAATGTAACTTCTAGACATCTAATCGACTTCTTTTCAGATCAAGCCTCTTATATCTTCCAAGTGCTAGAGAAATCTGTTGGTGATTTCTTTAGAGTGAATAAGCCTTCTAGGCGAGTAGCTGAAGAAATTGTTCTCAAGAAGCCTATTTACAAGGATACTACCCTGGCGGCTGGTTGGGGCGGTATTGCTATAAATGAGAAGAAAAAGATTGAGAGTATTGTAAGAGAAGGCGTTAGTAAGGGCCTATCTGAGGCTGATATTGCGTTGCTTATTCGTAAAGAAGACCCTTACAAGATTACTAGAAATCAGTCTCTAGGTCTTGCTCGTACTGCAATGACTTCAGTGTACTCTCAAGCTGACCAGCAAGTATACCAAGCTAATCGTAAGATTCTTAAGGGCTGGCAATACGTAGCTGTTCTTGATAGTAGAACTACCCCTCTGTGTGCCCATAGAGATGGTAAGGTGTACCCTGTAGACGATACTGAGCATTTACCGCCAGCTCACTGGTTTTGTCGTAGCACTACAAGTCCTGTAGTAAAGTCTTGGAAAGATCTAGCTGAAACTGAAGGTATTGATGCTATTCGTAAGCGTAATCTAAAAGATATCACACAAAATGTCATAGACCAATATGATGGTATGGCATCAATGGGTGAGTCTTATAATGACTGGCTGTTACGTCAACCACTCAATGTACAGCTTAAGCATTTAGGTGATACAGCTTCTTTAAAGGCGTTGCAAGAAGGCAAGCTGAGTCTATCTAAGTTTAATGACAAAGGTCGTATGCTGTCTTTGAAACAATTACGTCAAGAGACAGATGATGGATTAACTGGTGATACAGTTAAGTTTGCTAATGCTAAAGAACGATTGGATGCTTTAAAGCTAGGCGTATCTAGACCAGAGGAGTTATTTGAGAACAAAGAGTTTACCGATAATTTAAGAGAATACTACTTACTTCAGTCAGGCGACTTGGAAGGTACTCTCTCCTATACTAATTATCGTGGTACTCTTTCGCATACTAAGAAGAATACTCGCAGAAGAGTTCTTAGTTCTCCTCCTACTGAGGATAACCTCAAGTTTAATCCAATCACTAATAGATACGAAGACTCTAGACTCTACCAGCCTAATCCTGCTGTCTTAGAGAACAATATCAGACTTGTTAATGAGAGTAATGTTTTAAAACAAGAAGACAAAGACTTTATCAATAAAATGCTCAGTTCTCTAGAGATGAAAATGTCTGTAAATGAGCGGGCAGTTGTAGCTGATAATCTTCGTATCACTCTTACTAGATTCAGAAACAATCAAGAACCATGGGGTAACTTCAAAGCTGTGCTTAATTCACAAATGAAGTTTGATGTGATGAACGTATCAGACTTTATTGAAACTCAGCTTAGAAAAGAGAATAATCTACTCAGTCGACTTAAGCAACTGGAGTATATTGACCCAGTTCTTGGTTCAGTTAACCTACAAGAGCTACACGATGATTTTATTCCTAATGTTTTAGCTCTCAAAGATTGGGAATATAGTAAGGCTCCTAAGATTGCTAGAAAATTGAGATCTACTATTGACTTATCAGTGTTTCCTGTAAAGATCTGGAATAGACTTGATGAATCTGACATCAAGGACTTTTACTTAAAGTTTGCTAAGAAATTAGCCTTTATGGATACACCTGACAGAGATCAACTAGCTGTGTCACTTGGTCGGGATCTGTATAACGCTGCTAATTATCGTGGTAATAGAAATGACTGGTATAAACTTGGGGTTAAGCTTCTAGATAATGCTGACGACAAGGGCTTCTACAAACTAGAGACATTTGGCGTACAAAAGCGACGAATGAAGTCTAGAAACGGTAATAGGTATTTTGGCCCTTACTATGACACATTCAGTGTTAATATAAGAGTAGTAGACCCTACCATTTTAGAATACTCTAAGATGGTTCGTAAAGTAGACGTAGGTCTTCGTATTGGTGTTACTACTAATAACAATCGTCTAAAGATCAGAGAAGGTTATAAGACTTACTTTACACAAAACAACATCGATACGGGTATTCCAATTACTAGTGTAGACTCTTTCCATGATTTTCCTGCTAGTGCAATTGACGAGAATATGACTAAGGCTCTTAACTGGGCTGCTAAGTCAGAATTCAAAGTAGATGAGGATTTCCACGATTTTATTGTCAAATTGCTTAACTTCAAAGACGATAAGGGTAAAGCAGCACACTACGATGAATTAAACGAATATCGTAAATATATTGTGTCTCGTGGAGATTCCTACGAGAGATTTGCTGCAATGAAGTGGCTAAGAGATAAGAAAGCTGCTTTCAGTAACCACCCTTTCCTAGACCATCGTGCTCGTATTTATGAGCGTGGTTTTATAGGGCCACAGGCTGGTGAAACATTTAGACCATTTCTGAACACAGCCACTAGTAAAAAGTTTAGTGTAGAAGAGTTCTATAACTACCAAGACCAAGTAGGTTCTTTCTTAGGAGGTCTCTCTGATAAACTTGAAGGTGCCTATAACTCTCTGTCTCAAACAGGTAGACAGAAGATTGCCGAGAAATACCGTAAAGATATGGTAGACATTGGTAATATGATGTTACGAGGTAAGCCACAGGATATCAGAAATATCTTGGAACATCCATTAATGTTAGAGATAGATGGTGAAGAGCAAGGTAAGTTCTTGCGAATGTCACTTGAGCTTGCCAAGATGTCAAACTATCTCGGAGGTGATTTCAGGGTTCAAAACCTCGTTAGATTAAAGGACTACGACATAAGTTTAGCATTAGAGCAGGATGCGTCATCTTCTGGTGCGCAGATTATTGCTCTGACGACTAAGAATAAGCAATTAGCAGAGTTGTCTAATGTTGTTCCTACTAATCAGAAGCGTAGACTTTACGATGAGATTGCTAGTGCAACATATCGTGATTTTCGCTTTGTCGAATTGAATAAAAGACTTGGATTATCTGAGAAGGATCTTAGAAAAGCTGCAAAGGCTTAATATTATTTGGGTCTTTTAAAATTGGGTTAATTGCTGGGAACTCCCTCTGGGACAATCAGCAGCCAAGCTTGCATGGGGACATGCTTGAAGGTTCAACGACTAGGACATACCTTCTAGAACAGAAGATGAAGTCCGTAGGGCGGTAGTCCGCTCGAAACGCCCAACACCTAACGGTGAAGATATAGTCTGGTCTATATAGTAATATATAGGTATTCATGAATATTCAATCCTGAATATTTCTATGAAGACGGGTGTGCTTAACGAACACGCTTAAACATTGACACAAAACATGGTCACCTTTAAATGTAGGAGGTGGATAAATCGGGTAAATTCAGGGGACGTCCTAATTGGATAATCCTGAGCCAAGCTAGAGCAGGGATGCTCTTGAAGGTGCAACGACCAAGGTAAACAATCTAGAACAGATTATGAAACCTGTAGGGCTCTAGTGAGCTCGAAAAACCCGAGCATGTACGTCATGCATGATATGGTCTGGCCTGCATAGTAATATGCAGTACTCAACAAAAGAATATAGGAAGTTTAGTATGAACTACAAACTACACTATCAAAATCTGATTTCTAAGTACGGACGTAAGGATCGGCCCATTGAAAGCCATTTATATGAGAGACATCATATTCTCCCTAAATCAATGGGTGGAGATAATTCTGTACAAAACCTTGTCTATCTCACAGGCAGACAGCACTTTATAGCTCATTGGTTGTTGTTTAAAATACATAATAATGACCAAATGGCAATGGCATTTTTTATTATGCAGTCTAATAAGACAAATTACATTGTGACTGCATGTGAAAAACGATTTGCAGATAAAGCTTTAAAGGTTCGAGGAATGATGTCAAAGAGCGTTAAAACGCCACTCGGCGTTTTTAATAGTTACAGAGACGCAGCTGCTGCGCATAATATGCCGGAAAGCACTTTCCAAGACGTGCTTAGAAAAGGTACAGAAGGTTTTATTGATCTAGGTAAGACACGAAGAATAGTTGCTAATGCTGGGGGTAAACACGGCATGGCGAGACGCGTTAGAACCCCTTTTGGCTTATTTGAGTACCTAGGTGCAGCAGCAGCTGCACATGGGGTTTCTAATAAGCAAATTGGGAGACTTTGTGAAAAATACCCGGATGACTACTATTACTTAGACCCGCCTAAACAGACAAGGATTGGCGTAAATCAGATTGCTAATAAGAAGAAGGTGATGACTCCCGCTGGGATCTTCAATTCTATAGCGGAAGCTGCTAATGCACTAGGTATTAAACGAGATTCGCTTCGCTATAAAATCAATTCACCTTTTAACAAAGAATTCTATTTTGTTGAGTAGTACAGAATTAACGAATCTGTATTAACAAATCGTTACGGTGCTGGGGAAAGAACTGGCATTATGAATGTTGAAGGCAAACTTGCTAAAATTCTGTCGAAACAAGATAATAGACTTGTTGTTAAAGCTGCTGAGCGTGATGCTGTGCTTAATGAGATCTCTGCTAGAATGGCTAGATATCAAGACTGGGACCCAGATACTTATGAAGAATTGAAAGCATTGAGAAATGACGTAAAGGATATCTTTAATAAAGGTCTTCCTGTAGGTGATGATATAATTGATCAGCTGTACTTCCTAGATAATAAGACTATGGAAGTAGTTGAGAAGATGTCTAGGCAATACGACGATGTTGTTACACCTGACGACTTTAAACTTATTGCTTCAATCATGAGTGAGAATCTAAGATCACAAGTTCCTATTCTTAAGGATTTTACTAGATTCTTTGGTAGACTGGCCGAAGACTTTGTTTTAAATGCTAAACCGAAAGATTCTGAAATCGATTGGAAAGCAGTATCTAAGATCAAGATGTTTGGCGAATATACTGGAGGTTATAAGTTACCCAGGTATATCTCGGAAATGCTTGGATTGAACCCTAATGAACCTTTGTCTGAAAAGATTCTAAAGCGCTTTGAATGGTATAAACCAGATTCTACTATTTCTGATTTTCTTTATGGTGTACGTGAAGAAAAGTTTAGAAGAACTGGTTTTAAAACAGCTAAAGTAGAGCTTGCAGATGTTGTTAAGCTTTCTGAAGTGGAAGTATTATACCCTAATAAACTTCCTAAGAATTGGACACAGATTCCCTGGGTTAATTTTGATGGCAAAGTACTAGAACAAAAGTTTACACAAACATTTGAAGAGAGACTCAGATACAAAGATAAGGATGGTAATTGGGTTACTAATATTATCCAAGTACAGCAAAAGACTGAACCAACTTGGTGGCAAGAATTTATCAATAAGTCAAACACAATAAATGATATTGTAGACGCCCAAAAAGCACGTACAGCCTACGCAGTTAATGGCAATCACAGTAGACTTTTGCTGTGAATAAACCCCTCTAATTCGGTGGAACGCTCTCGCAAGCCAATACCGAGCCAAGCTTACCGAAAGGTTTGAAGGTGTAACGACTATCCGAAAGGAGTACAACCCGAGCGGGTTGGAAACGGGGGGCAACCGTGAGGTTGAAGATATAGTCTGAGCTGCATAGCGATATGCAGGAGTGAGCGTCGAGCCACTTTGGAAATATGATGAAAGAATGGAAACAATTTAGACGCACTGATTACTCAGTGTCCTCTGACGGCGACATGAGGAATGACCGGACGGGAAAGCTATTACGCACCAATATTACGCGTAGTCGCTACCGCAGGATAACAATTTGGGATGGTTCAAAGCCCTTCACAATTGCAATACATAGGATTGTCGCTGAGGCTTTTCTAGGCGAAGCACCGTTTGTCAACGCTGTTGTGAATCATTTGGATGGTAACCCATCTAATAATGCTGTCTCAAATTTAGAATGGGCCACAATTAGCCAGAACGTCAAGCACGCATACGATACGGGTCTCGCAGCTAGAGGCGCCGATAGCGTGCATGCAAAGCTCTCCGAGGAGGATGTTAAGACAATTAAACGCCTCCTTTCAGACAATACAGTCCGTGCACTAGCTGCCAAGTTTGGGGTCTCGGATGCAACCATAAGTCACATCCGTAATGGAGACACATGGGAGCATATCCTGCCTGAGTTGAATACTCAATTAGCTGACAAAGAAAAGTATCACAAGTATAAGCTGAAGGCCAGTGATATTCCGAATATCCGTGAGTCTTTTAGGGCAGGATTGGATGATAACGAGATTGCAGCCAAGTATGGGGTGCACCGTGCCTCCATATACAACATACGTGTTGGTAAGAACTGGAAGAATTATTAATTAACAATACTCGACGCAACACCGGGTGCCTTGCGAAAGCGCCTGAACACAACTGAATGACGCCACACTAGTGAAAAACTTTCACTTATGGGGTAGTGAAAGTAACACTACGACTGCTACAATTCATGACGCATTCTTTACTAATGCTGCTGACATGCTTAAGGCTAAGGCCGCTCTTAGAGAGAGCTATGCCAAAGCTGTTAATGCTAGCAGTGTTAAAGCTACTTTGGATGAAATGAAAGCAAGAGGCCTGCCGCAAGAGCTATATGACAAGTATTTGAATGAAGCAATCAATATTGGTTTGATACCTGTCCCTGGTAGATCTACAGTGGGTGGTAGGGTTTTAACAGAAGACGATATTTTAAAGTCCTCTGACATATTAGCTCCAATACCTAAAGGATTTAGCAATAATAGATCTTGGTATGGTATTGGTTAATGAATTGTGGTTTAAGTTGTACTTACATCACTATTAATGGGCTGTGCCCGAAAGAGAAATAAAATGCCTGGTGAAAATGATAATCCTGATCTGGAAAAAGAGATTGAAGCTCGAGTAGCTGCTGTTGTTGAAGAGCGGCTTAAGCCAATTAAAGAAAAGCTTGATTCTGCTTACAGTCAACGAGACGAAGCTGCCAAGCGTGCTGAATTGGCCGAACTTAAAGCTAAAGAGCTCGAGATTCAGAAACTCAAGGACGAAGGTAAGGCTGTAGAAGCTTTGGAAGCGCAGTTGGCCGCTGCTAATGCAAAGGCTGCAGCTTTGGAACAACAGAATACAGAGCTTGCTCGTAACAATGAGCTTCGTGCTGCATTACAAGGTCTGAAATTCCGTAGTGACAAGGCCTCTCGTTCTGCTTTCAACGATATTGTTGGTGAGCTTATCAACGACAATGGCGTTTGGAAGCACAAGTCTGGCTCTAGCATTGCTGACGCTGTGCGCGCATATGCTGAAGATGAAGACAACGCTTATCTGTTTACACCTGTACAAAATAGCGGGAGTGGCGCGGATTACAAACCTCCTAAACATTCCCAAAGTTCTAATGAGGCAAAGTCTCTGTTTGCTATGTCCCAAGCTGAAGTTCTTAAACTGGCGAAGGAAGGTAAACTGCCTAAACAAAGGAAGTAATAAATGCCTAATGTTACGACTGGTCTGGCTGGTGCCGATCAATATGTTTTACAATCTACTCTGAGCGCTTACTCCGACGAAGCTTACACTAATGCCCGTAAGCTGTCTGGTACTGGTATTGTTGGTAGCAACCCGGAGATCGATGTCAACACTGAGACCTTTGTTGGTCAAGTTCGTTGGTACAAGCCTCTGACTCCCGTGATCAACGTGGCATCTCTGACTGATGCTACCGAAGGTCAACGCACTGACTTTGCTTCTGACTACTTCCAATACGTGAAGACTGTCCGTACGCATGGTGCTCGTAAGGTTAACCTGCAGCAAGTGGTTTCTCAAGAAGACGGCCTGGCTAAGATCAGCCGTGACTTTGCTGAAACTCGCGCGCAAGATGAGCACAATGCAATTCTGGCTGTTCTGAAGGGCGTCGCTGTTGCTGAAGTCCTGAATGGTGCTGCTGCTGGCAGTGGCGCTACAGGCCTGGGTGGTCAATCTTTCAGCAATGACCCGACTGATAAGAAGTACGGCTTCTACGTCGATCTGGGTTCTAACAAGCCCGTTGTGGACGCTTCTGCTGCTACTCAAGGTGCTGCTCGCGCTGAGGGTTTCCTGCGTGCT